CACAACGGATATTATACAAGCAAATGGATGTGCAACCTATGGGGAATGGGTCAAATCCAGATAGCACAAGCAACACCGGAAACCTATAGATATGTTGCAGGATACGTTACAAAAAAAATGTACGAAATTGACGGCCAGAAAGCAAACGTGTATTACGAGTTAGGCCAGCAGAAACCATTTGCATGCATGAGTCTGAAGCCGGGCCTAGGCGATTCCTACTATCAAGAACACAAGGAAGAAATATGGAAAAAAGGCTATATCCAGTGCACCAACGGAAAACAAGCACAAATTCCACGATATTATGAAAAAATGATGGAAGCAGAAAATCCAGAACGGTTATGGAGAATCAAGAGGAACCGACAGAAAGCAGTAATCGAACAAAACCGGCTCAAGTATGAAAATGCAGATTTCGCAGAGAACTTAAAAACAAAAGAAAGAGTTGTCAAAAAGTCTGTAAAACTCCAAAAAGGCGGTTTATAAGATTTTGGTGTCACCTGGCCCAGTACCTATCAAGTAAGGTACTGGGCCAGAGCCGTTTAAAGGCTCCATGTATCAGCCTATTCAGTGATTGAAATTATCAAGAAATCCGGGGGCCGCGTTCCGCTCGCGTCCCCCGTGCCCCCTATTGGCACGGCACCTATCCGGTGCCGGTTCGCGCTAAAGCGCTCAAAGGTATGCGCGCGCATACGCGCACGTAGACGCGCACGCACGCACGCGCATATATTTATTAACTTGTTGTAGTCGTAGTAGTAGAGGTAGTTAAAAAGTTGAAAACCATTAAAAAATAACACAATAACGTTTCTTTATAAAAGAAAGTACTGTTAAAAGAAATGTTGAAAACTTGTTGAATTGTTGAAATGCTCTGTTGTGCTAAAGTTTAACAATGTGGAAAAGTTGAAAAGAACGGCCAATAAAACAGAGTGAGCGGTGAAGGCAAAGTCTAACGGAGCGCACCAACAGTCTGACCGGCCTTGCCGGTCTTATCAAAAGGAGCCGCTGCAGCGGGGAGTTTAATGGCGCTCCTATCCTAGGAAAAGTTTTCTAAAATTTTTTCAAAAAAGACTTGACAAAAACCTAAAAATATGATAGAATATAATCACAGAAAGGAAGGTGCTAAAAATGAAGCACAGATACGAGCTGAGAAGCTGGAACGATGACGACACCATGACCACCGTATTGAAAATGAACGAGGAACCGAAATGCGCAAAGCAGAAAGCGAAAGATTACGCAAACAGGCACCCGGGTCTGTACTCACTGTACAAAGTAGAAAAAGTGGCACTGTACTTCACCGAAAAGGAGCAAAACAATGAAACACATTAACTTCATTAACAGAGATTTCGGAAAGGTGAGTGAACACTTTGAGGCGAAAGAATTTGCGTGTAAAGACGGAAGTTTTGAACTACTCCTATGCACAGAGCTACTGGAAACACTGGAGAAGATTAGAAATCATTTCAATGCACCTTGTACGATTAACAGCGGCTACAGAACGCCAAGCCACAACGCAAAAGTAAACGGCGCAGGGAACTCATATCACTGCAAAGGAATGGCGGCGGATATCGTAGTGAAAGGACACAGTTCAAAAGAAGTCGCAAAATATGCAGATAACATACTTGACAAAGGCGGGGTCATCCGATATACTAATTTCGTACACATTGACGTGCGCGAAAACAAATATAGAAAGGGAGTATAACCATGACACTGATTAGTGTGAAGGACGTCAAACAGGCCGTCAAGCTCATGATGGACATTCTTGAAAAGCTCGATGAAATCTATCACGCGCTTAAGGACGCGGCGAACGAGAAGGAGTAACAAACATGCCCTTACACAAAAGCTGGAACGTCAGAGACCAGACCGAAGATGAATTGAGAAGCATTCTCGAAAAAAAATACAAAGAGATAGACGCGCAATATAAGCTCTTGCGCAAGATAGCGGACATAGAAACCGCAAAGAAGATGCTAGACGAAATCTGGCACTTAAAGAGCTTTACAAATGCAATCGAGCTTGAACTTATCAGAAGGGGATTTTACAATGGCATATCGTAAGAAGATGAATATGCGAAAGGATAAGCGCATGTTCAACGTCACCGCGCGAAAAACCAAGAGTATCAACCTGAGCCAAAAGCCCATGCGCGGGGGCATCCGGCTGTAAAGAAAGGACAAAAACAATGATTCACGCATATTACGGCATCTGGGACGACGTAGCAAAATGCTATGCATGGGTAGGCGAGAGCAAAAACAACGCAACCTTTGCGCGAATGTGCAATGTGATGGCCAAGGACGAAAAAACATTTATCGGCCAGAGTCCGCAGGACTACACCGGCTTTAAATTGGCCGACTTTGAGGATGAACTGGGAACCTTCCAGAACGACAAAGAAAAAGTGTGGGAGGGCAAGCCACATGAATAAACGATATGAGGAGGGGCGAAAGCCCCTCTTTTCCGAACCGGGCAAAAACGAACGGAAACAATACGTCTGGGCAAAAGATAAGGACGGCCAAGAGTACCTACAGGAAACCGAAAGCATCGACGTGCAGGCCGAAATTGAAAGCTATGCAGACGAATGCGACATCAAAAACATCGTGAGAAAAGCGAGTTTCGACCCGGCCTTTATGGCAAGTCTGTCACAGGGAGCGCTATCCAAGGAAGAAACGCCTATCAAGGATATTACCGGATGGCCGCAGAACGTGCACGAGTATCACCAGATGATGGCAACGGCACAGGTAAACGCCATGAAGCTAGAAGAACTGAAGAAAGCGCAGGAAACCGCGCAGGAAAAGACGGAGGAAGCAAATGAACAGAAATAATGAAAGGCATTTCCTTCAAATCCCGGAAATGCACGCAAGCCGAACGAGATTTAATCGCGACCAGACAATTTTAACCACATTTGATTCCGGAAAACTGATTCCGTTTTTCGTGGATGAAGTGCTTCCGGGAGACACTTTCCAGGTAGACACAACGGCAATCATCCGCATGAGCACGCCGAAATATCCAGTCATGGACGATGCATTCATCGACTTCTATTACTTCTACACACCGAACCGAATCTTGTGGGACAGCTTCAAAAACTTCATGGGTGAAGTTGAGGAAACGCCGTGGATGCCAACAAAAGCATATACAGTGCCGCAAATCAATATCAACGGCACAGAAGCAAAACCGGCACCAGATGAGAGGTCTATTCTGGACTATATGGGTGTGCCTACGAAAATCAAAAAACCGTTCAGCATCAACGCATTGCCTATCCGGGCATATGTCAAAATCTGGAATGAATTTTTTAGAGACGAAAACATAGACAACGCGGCAGTTTTGAAAAGCGATGACGCAAATGTGACATACAAATTCAACGCAGAAGCAACGGAAACGCTAGAAAAAGACCTGCAAAATGCAGTGTTGGGCGGAAATCTGCTACCGGTGAACAAGTACCATGACTATTTTACCAGCTGTCTACCTTATCCACAGCGCGGGCCAGAGGTAACAATCAGCCTAAGCGGTGACGCACCGGTGATAATTGGCAATCTAGTAAACGGTAAAGTAGAACCATATGCAGAAAACGAACAAATTTGGTTTAACTCGCCAACGAAAACGGCAGCAGGCAGAGCGTTCAATCGCTATTGGGACGGTAAAGCTGGAGCAGTTGAATTAGCAGGCGTCGAAGGCAGCGAATATACAGTAGGCCCAAGCGGTAATTACATCGTAAGTGGAAACCTGTACACAAATCTGCACGGCATCGAAGCAACGACCATAAACGAGTTGCGGCAGGCCATTGCAGTGCAGCAGTACTATGAAACGCTGGCTAGAGGCGGCAGCCGGTACCGCGAACAGGTACGCGCACTGTGGGATGTAACCATCAGTGACAAAACAGTACAAATTCCGGAATATCTGGGAGGCGGCAGATACCAAGTCAACGTTAACCAGATTGTACAGACGAGCGGCCAGCAGACGGAAAACGACACTCCCATCGGTGAAACGGGTGCAGTGTCCGTAACACCTATCAGAGAAAGCTCATTCACAAAGAGTTTTGAAGAACACGGGTTTGTAATCGGTGTTGCGTGTGTACGACACAACCGAAGCTACCAACAGGGATTAGAACGATTCTGGAGCAGACGCGACAGACTTGACTATTATGTGCCACAGTTTGCAAATTTAGGCGAACAGCCGGTAAAAAAGAAAGAAATCATGCTCACAGGCGATACGACCGATGAGGAAACTTTCGGCTATCAAGAAGCGTGGGCAGACTACCGCATGAAGCCAAACCGGGTATCTGGACTAATGAGAAGCAACGCCACCGGTACACTGGATTTCTGGCATTATGCTGATGTATACAGCACTGTTCCAACACTCAGCCAGGAATGGATGGCAGAAGGCAAAGCGGAGATTGCAAGAACATTAATCGTCCAGAGCGAACCGCAATTCTTTGGAGCCGTGCGAGTGGCAAACAAAACCACGCGACGGATGCCATTGTATAGCGTGCCGGGCCTGTATAAACTGTAAGAAAGGAGGAAGCCCGGAGAAATCCGGGCTATTTTAAAATGGATCCATTAAGCATTATGTCAATGATTGGCGCAGGAGCCAACGCAATAGGAAGCATTGCAGGAGCAGTAAAAAACATAGGCGGCGCATTCGGTGGATGGGGACAGACAGGAAATTCACAAAGCCAAGGCGGCAGTGTAAGCCAAGGCGGAGGACATTCAGAAAGCGGAAGCCAAGCAGGAACGAACATCGAACAAGTGCAAAAGTGGCTAGAAGGTGCCTACCAATACCAAGCAGGCGAAGCAGAAAGGCAAAGTCAATTTAACAGCGGTTCCATGTTAAAACAAATGGGCTATAACACTTTAAGCGCAATTGCACAAGGCATTTATAACCACATCGAGAACACGGCGGCAATGAATTTTAATAGCACCGAAGCCATGAAAAATAGGGAATGGCAAGAAAGAATGTCAAGCACAGCCTATCAAAGAGCCGTAGAGGACATGAAAAAAGCAGGGCTAAATCCAATACTAGCATTCGCAAACGGAGGCGCGAGCACGCCAGGAGGCAGCGCAGGAACAATCAGCGGTGCAAGTATAGGCCTTGCAAGTAGTAGTGCGCTAGGTGTAAGCAGAAGCGGAGGATTTGTGCCAAACGCATACAGCAGCAGCAGCTGGAGCAAATCAGATTGGTACAACGCGGCGCAAAGCTGGCAACAAATGCTAAGCCAAACGCACTTGACACCTTACGGAATGCAAAAGGCGCTAACGGAAATCGGAAACGAAACCGACAAAGCAACCGAAAAAGCAGTTGAAAAAGTAACGCCAAGACAGGGAAGAAAGCAAGAATTCACAAAGCCGCAAGACAAAACAGGAGATTATGGCGAAAAAAGAAAACCAGGAGATTATTTAAGATGAGTTGTTACAAGCCACTTATAAGGCTGTACAACCCGGAAAACAGAGAAATAAGCGGGCGGGTGATGTCTCTCGCCCGCTTTTCTGAGTTAACCGGGAAACAGATGAAGTATGAAGATTTGATGTATGACCCAAAAGTAATGCTAATACCATGCGGAAAATGCATCGGGTGCAGAATACGGCAAAGAGAGGACTGGACAACACGCATAGAGCTAGAGGCCAGAGCATGGCCAAAAGAAGAAGTGTGGTTTATCACGCTAACTTATGATGATGACCACATACCAGGAATGATAGTTAAAACCGGTGAAATCATGCGTAAGGTTCAATACGTCTGGAAGCCGGGAGAAAAGGCACCAGAGAGCGTGCAAACATTGCTATATCCAGATATGCAAAAGTTCTTAAAACGTCTCAGAAAGGCTTACAGGGGCCAACTACGCTATTTCTGTGCTGGAGAGTACGGAGAGCAAACAGCGAGACCACACTATCATATGATTTTATACGGTTGGCAACCAACAGACCTAGAGCAAATCTATAAAATAAGGCACAACGGATATTATACAAGCAAATGGATGTGCAACCTATGGGGAATGGGTCAAATCCAGATAGCACAAGCAACACCGGAAACCTATAGATATGTTGCAGGATACGTTACAAAAAAAAT